TTTTGCAGTCATTGATTCTTCCAATTTAGCAAAAGGAGGTATATTTTGATAATAATCATATGTGTCATCATCTATGCCATCATCTGTGTCATCATCTATGTCATCATCTGTGTCATCATTACGATAAGAATTAAGACCAATCTCTGCGTATAAGTATCGATTTTTTGCTTTCTTCTGTTCTATCTGCAGCCAAGTGATCGCCTCTGATTTCCTCTTGATCGCCTCTGATTTCCTCTTCTTTTCGATTTCTCTTAGATGTTTCTTGCATGTGGCTGTTGTAGCACGCAATTCGTCTTCTATTTCTGAAGTCACGTGAACGGTGTTAATCTTCTTAAAATTATCATCAAGCAAGGATCTTGTAGCTCTCAAAGTTCCTGCAATTTTTGGATTATATGTATCCGAAGAGGTGCCAGAGTGTTTGTAATTATTTACAGCGTCCTTGACTGAATTCTCCACGGCAGACGTGTTCTCCTCGCGCTGGTTCGACATGACGTGTTCTTCTGGTCAATGTCAATGTTGTTGTTCTGCGATTTGTTTGATGTGTCGTGCTGCTCCGTGCTGCTTCGTGCTGCTCCGTGATGATTGTGCTCTAGATCACCCTGGGATTCTCTAGACATTTTTTTTCTAGATATTTTGATAACTTATTTTAATATTATTTATTATACTGAAAATAATAATAGGAGTAATTAAATATTTAAATTAAAGAAGATGGTATCCAATCGTTTGTATTAACGGTACGGGTTAAGAGGGGTGGAGTTACGTATAGCGACGTCATATTCGATTATAAAGTCGCAAGGCGGAATAATAATAATAATAATAAGATAAGAAGATTGAAGTAATTAAATGAAATCAAGTATTTTAATTTTGTCCGTGTGTCTAATCTTGGTTTTTACTCTAACAACGGTTTCTTTGATTTTCTCGGAAATTGATACGAGACTAGAAACGGAACAACAGATTTTGCCGTGGTGGTCTGTTATTTTAATACCGACGACAGCAACGGTTATTGCCGCCATGGAAATAGAAATTGAGGGCGGGTTTGGCTGGTCTGCGATGATTCCAACCAAAAGACTTATCGGTGGGTTTACTGCGTATCACCTGTGTCTTGGTCTTTCCGTGATTTTGCTTATCCATTTCGCCTGGATATTCACAAAACCAAACAGCAACACCGAGGCGTTCCAGATTGAAAGAGGTTTAATCGTATGCGTCATATCCCTGTTTCTGTTCGAGGATTTGGCTTGGCAGCTAATGAACCCAGCACCTTCGTGTTCGAACAAACTATGTATTCGTAATTTGAAGAGCGGGGCATTCAAAAACTTAGACCCCTACTTGATGTATGCTATCCTCTTTTCGTTGGCCGCCCTTGTTGGCGTAGATCCGATGATTTACCCTATCTTAACTTCAATGTTGGGAATCGTTCTTATTTACTCGGTACTATTCCCCGGGTATTTTGTAAGGAACGCACACAAAAAAAGGAGACGAAAAGCGTCATTAATGAGGGGGGATAATGAATTATTTAAGGAATTGGAACAGAACGTAAACCAAATTTCTGATAGGTATGGGATAAACGGACTCCGCGAGGTGCTTCATATTCTACAACCATCTAAAACCCTGTACACAACGGGTTCTAATATTTCTTTAAGATAATTGATGTTGTAGCCGCAATAAAAATATGTTACTACGGATCTAAATTTCCTTTCTCTTTTCATTTATTTTATCTCGAAGTATTGATAATTTCTTTACTCTTTCCCAAACGTGCAATTGCGAAAGGCCACGTTCCACATCATTAATTTTAATTGGTTTAACTTTAAAACTTTTGAATTGTCATAATTTGGGGAAGGTAGTATCATAAACCGAGCGTAGCCAAAAAAGCCTGGTTTTTCCTTATATTTTCATCTCGCTCCCGCTCATAGGGTGATTTTTCGTATTGTATCATAGCCTCCAATCTACTCTGCTCCTGTTCTTTCTCATGCTGTTTCTTAAATTTCGGCCAAAAAACATGTTGTAACGAACGTGTAGCTTCCAATGGAATACTAGTCGCACCCCTTTGAATGAGCATATCTGTTTTTCCTTTGAGTTGTTTGAATACTTCGGATAAATTTTCTTCGCGTAGTATACTATCCCACGTTAACATAAGTGCTGAATAGCCATCACTATTTTTTCTGTCCAGGATGGTCGCAATAGGAATCTTTTTTCTCTCGTGTTCACATTTTCGAAGGATACGGTCGAACAAGTGTACATCGAGATGTATATTTTTTGATGCCAGCATAATAACGGAATTGCTTCGGTCGTCAGAAGCACACACTTCAGAATTGTCGACAAGATATCGCACCACATTTTCACTGAAAACATCACAATTCAAGGATCGCATTAATGCCGTTTCACCGATAGGAGTTGCCTGAGAAAACGCATTATCTGTAAGTTCTGCGAAATGTTTTAAAATGTCCAAATTTCCAGAGGAAGTAGCATAGAAAAAAGGGATATCTCCGCCCGACCAAAGTGGATTCGAAAAATCGAGTCTCTTTAATTCTTCGTTGCTCTTTAAAGCTTCGACGTTTTGAGTTTCAATAAGTTTTTTGAGCGCAAGTTTTACTTGTCTATCTCGCCTCGTAGGATTCGGTACGCGCGGAATTCGAGAACCGGGTTCGTCTTCTTCGCTTTCGCCCTCGTTGTTGCTAAAATCCACCAAATCCGCCAAGCCCAAGTCTGGTGTGTTCTTTCTTTTTCTACCTTTCTTCTTTTTCTTTTTTGGCTGCTCATAATCTTCATTATTAAGGTTTTCAAATGGATTTCCATTCGTTTCCTCGTCGTAACGTTTAATGTCAGGCGAACAGTTATCCAGGTCGCTGATATTTTTCATGAGTGCTTCACGTTGAACAAAAATTGTATCAGAGGACACACTCATAGATACGTTATAATCTACTCCTCGACGAACAGTGGACAAATTGGCAATGTCTTTTTCATCTTCGTTGTGCATAAAGAGCAATTCGTTGGGGTTAATTTCAGTTTCATAATCTTTATCAGGATATTTATCAGGAGGATCTTTGTTATCATGGTGGTTCTTCATTCCAGTATGAGGTTCGGTATGAGGATCATTCAAAACATCATTCATCTCTTCCTCCTCCTCTTCCTCCTCCTCCTCCATATGTTGTTCCAACTTTTGGAACTTATCGAACTTATCCATAATCTTTTTCATGTCAGTCACAATTTTGTTTTTGTTTTTCTTTGTAAATTTCTTCGTCGTCGTGAGTATATTGTCAAACGGTGTCCAATTCCTGCAAATTGAAAATAAAACACCAACCCCTAGCTTATTCAAAAACTGTTCATCCTTCAAATCATGAAAAGGAAAAAAACTACATTCCGTACCATTTTGCATGCCATTTTGCAATGTTATACCGAGACAGCGGACATCGCGGGTTCCCATTTCTTTCATTCTTTTCACTTGACGCATCTCGTCAAAGGAATGAGTTGTTCTAGACAGATATGAAGACAGGGGTGAAGCTAGAGATGAAGCTCCATCAATGACTCCGTCAGTGACTCCGTCAGTGACCCCGTCAGTGACCCCGTCAGTGGCCCCGTCAATGGCCCCGTCAATGGCCCCGTCAATGGCCCCGTCAATGGGCCATTCATCAAGTGAATCCGCATCTCCAAATGCCTCCATAGAATCCACCACATCGTGTGTTGAATCATGTGTTGCGTCGCTTTGCAAACTGCGCGCGTCGTGTAGCGTGTTTGTTTTCAGGTCGCGTCGCAGCGCCGGTGTTTCATGCGCCAAGCTTTGCACACGAAAAAAACCACTGAGCGTGCGCGTGCGCTTGCGATCCACAGAGGCCCTCCGCATCAACGCTGTGCCAACTGAACTCATGATTGATCTCATGCTTTCGTGTGTTGCTTCATATGTTGCTTCGTGTGTTTCATGCGCCAAGCTTTGCACACGAAAAAAACCACTGAGCGTGCGCGTGCGCTTGCGATCCACAGATGCCCTCCGCATCAACGCTGTGCCAACTGAACTCATGATTGATCTCATGCTTTCGTGTGTTGCTTCATATGTTGCTTCGTGTGTTTCATGCGCCAAGCTTTGCACACGAAAAAAACCGCTGAGTTTGCGCGTGCGCGTGCGCGCACGCTTGCGATCCACGGAGGCCCTCCGCAGCAACCCTGTGCCAACCGATCTCATGATTCAGCGTCAGTCAGCGTCAGTCAGCTATGCGCCGTGCCATCGTTGTCCAGCGTAGACGGCTGAGCAAATTTCTAGACTTTTTTTCTAGAGGGTTTTTTCTAGTGTATATGATTTTTGCGTTTATTTTAGAATTTTAAATATATCCAACCATACCAAGTTACGCAATAAAAATGGCACTCCGCGAAGCACTTATGATACGTTATAGAGCAAAAATTATGGAAAACGTAGCAATTTTCTCAACTCTTATGGAAAGATCTACAATTGTAGATGGTAACATCATCGATAGGTTAGACACGTGCATACATGAAATTTCAGCCGCGCAGGATAAAATGAACACCCTGGACAGGGTGATGCCTATGAAACCACCCCAGGTAGAAGAAGAATCACCGACGGATAAAGGAGAGAAGGGTGAAAAAAAAAGTAAAAAGTAAATCTCAGTATCTCATAGTATCTTATTCATAATTCATAGTAATCTAATGTTTACAGTTAATGTTTACAGTTAATGTTTACAGTCAATGTTTACAGTAAAAAAAATAAAAAGCAAAGTAACAAAACCGTCAGTCATGTTCAGGAAAATATTGTATTCCTTGATATGTTCACTAACACGTGGTATAAAAATGTACAAAGCACCAATCTCACAGCCTCCGTATTGGGCGGATCCAAGACTTCACATGTTTGGTAATTATAATTCTTTCCACGCAAACGTCGCTCCTATTTTTACTGAAATGTTAGACAGGTTTGTGTACAATACCAACTTAAGAAAGCACGTATGCGAAGAAATCTTATCCAAATTTCTCCCCGCTAACAATTCATCAATATTAGACGTTGGTTGTGGTTCTGGAGTATCTTCATTTTCCCTGTCTACTAGTTTCAACAAGAGTAATATATATGCAATAGACACTAGTTTTGAGATGCTTAAGGTTGCATCTTCGCAACGGTCAAACAAAAACTTAAATTACGAGTTTGGAAATGTTCATTACTATTCTTTAGATAATATAGATATGGCAACATTAATGTTTGTATTACACGAAGTCCCGAGAGATGCTCGTCTTTCAATGTTAAAAAGATTATCAAAGTCCGTAGACACCGTGGCCGTGTTAGATATTTCACAGGATTATAGTCCTTCCCGAGGTATGCTTTACGGAGAACCGTATTTGTTCGACTATTTAGAAAATATTAACAATGACATGGAAAAAAGTTTTAAGTGCGTTTTCAAATACGATATTATCCCTAAGCACGCTACGCTCTGGATAGGAAGAAATGATTTCCGTCACGTAATATGAACCTCGTATGATTGCGGCTCATTCGTTTTTTTTTAATTTTTTTTTAATTTTAATTCTAATTGAAAAGGGAAAGGAAATATGCTAGAATATTATTCGATTTGGAATTTTTCCTGGTTTCTTTTACGTGTAATAACACCAGAGAAAAGTGTCATGAAAAAAATGGACAGGGGGTTGTTTATATCTGTCTTGTCCACCGCGATCGTCGGTGGATTTATGTCGTATATTTACCCTCGGTCTTTACATTTTCGATACAAAAATTTCAGTAGAAGAATTAATTTTGGGGTTCAGTTAATTGCTTGTGATTTTCTTCTCCACCAGCTTCCACTACTATTTGCTTTAAAAGAAAAAATTTACTTGTCTGGGTCTTCGGTATATTCATTAGTTGTAATTTCGGTATATAGAAGCTATGTGTACTTAATTCACTCTAACAAGACTCCGTACGCCTTACATGAAAAATACGCATATGTAATACCCATAAGTTTTATAGTGTATGATTTTGTGACATCTAATCGAACCGCACGTGCAGTCACGTGCAACATGCTTGCACGTGTTAACACGAGCCGTCTAATTTAAAAGATGTTTAAATGAAAACATCCATAATACTTTCCTATTTGGTCGGATACTACGTCTTGGTAGTGTCGGTAATGTTTTTGTATCTACGCAACACAAGTATTTGCCAAAAAAGAGGTCAATCATGATGTAATGTTTTCTCCAAAGGCTCAGATAAACATGGTTTTTCTGAAGCCCGCAAACCTTCACATTTTTCTAACATATAATTCCATTCAAAAGAAAGCAGATTCATTGGCATATTTTTTTTCGGTATATCCCACCAACCAATTTCTTCGTACCGTTTTGGAGAATTTTCGATATGAAAATCTATATTTTCGGCGTTCTTTGCGTATGAAATTAAAAAATCTTGATGTTGTATCTTTAGATTACCAGCCCGGTCCATCGTAACGAACCCATCGTAAATTTCATTTCGTTCGATTGCGACGTGCGACTCAAATTCTCCAAGGAATTCCAAATATCCAAATTTGTCTTTGTTGAGACTACATATATGTGAGTTTGTTAAAGCTGTTACTTTCAACATGTGCCGTACCAACCCGTCGGCCATCGAAGCGTCGCAACAGGTAGAAAAACGTTCAGTTGCTTTTCTAAGACGTCTTTTAGAATCGAAAATTTCCTCTTTTAGTTGTACTTCTAGCCTCGCAGCTATGTTGTATTTCTTTCTTTCATGACGTTGTTTTCGTTCTTTTTTCCCACCCTTGCCACGTGTTTTCTTTGGGTTTTGAGGCGGCATGGCTTCAATGTTATGCTTTAAGCACTTCACTACGTGCCAATGATTTTTAAATGTTTCTAGAATTTTCTAGAATTTTTAGAAAATTGTTGATAGGGACCCTACATCAATGTCAATTCAAGGTATCAAGTGTAGTGATGATGAGACGTGGCACGTGCGGGAGTTCTCATCATTTCGTTTCAAACTAGAAGACGATGTAAACACCTTCTTAGAGCTAAATACTAAAATTGAAATAATGAAAATGAGCTTTTTTAGCTCTCCTGGTGAAAACTGTTGCTTAATTTTTTACAAACGAAAGAAAACCCACACGGCATAGATCAACACCAGCCATGCAACCGCAACGTGTCAAGAATTGACAGAAAATAAAATACTTACAACCAAGGATGACCATCATCCCTATTAAAACTAAACCAGAGTTACCAGATGAAATAGTCAGCGAAATACTCGACTTTGCAAATGTTGAGTGTTGTATTTGCGAAAAGAAAATCGATCTTCGCGATCTTAAAAAAAACGTGAGCAAAAACGGAAACCAATTTCTCTGTTCCCAGGAATGTTTTAAAAACACATGTATTTTCCAATAAGTTAAAAATATTTTTACTTTTAAAATGAGCACGCGCACAAGGATTTATCGACAGCCCTCTAAACGTGAATTAATGGAAATCGTCAAATACAACCTTGATCATATGACCAGTAATCAAATAATCGACGTTGCAATGCAAGCAGAACGCGAAAATATAATTAAGCCTATTACAACCTCGGAAAAAGAAAGAATCGTAGAAGATATTCTAGAGGCTTTGAAATCACCCAAAAAAAGGAAAAAGTCCAAAAAACCCAAAAGGACGACGTGGCTCCAAAAATATATTTCACTCTCGGCAATAATGATAGGCGTTGTGGGTGGCATGAAATATACAGCCTATACAGCCGATTCAACTAGTTCCTCTAAAAATGAAAAGAGTTCGACGAACAAATTATGTGCTCAGTTTAAAGGAAAGGATGTTAAGTTCGAAATAATAGACGTACGCCACAACGGTCAATGTGGATATTACAGTTTTGTAGAAGCTTTCAAAGTTTCAGGCGCCAACAAATACCCCGTGAGCCACATATCTCGCATGACACCGGATGATCTACGTAACCTCATACTAGACTATGTCAAAAAAGATAAGTATTATAACGAAACAGTTCCATGGAAAAAAATACAAATAGAAACAAGAGTCCGGGGAGGAAAAACGACCAGTAGTGGTGGCGATGGTTGCGACTCAAATTATTGGATGACCGACGATGAGCTTACAGTTATAGCGAAGATGTTTAAAGAGTTTTTATGCATCCATATATACAACACTCTAACTTTACAGTTCGAAGAAAGCGGATCTCACGAGAAATGCAACCGACCTGAAGTTTTCATGTGGCACGAAGGCAATCGTTGGAAAGCTATGCGTCGTACTCATACTCGCGACTGCTCAAACACGTGGTTCCCGGCCACATGAATAGTTGAGTTTCTTTTTATTTATTTCTTTTTTTGGGTTTACAAAATTAAACAGAAACCCTTGGATACCATAATTTTGGGACTGTATTGACAGATTATGTGGGTGAGGGCCTTGTTGTGATTAGGAAAGAGCTTTGGAAAGACATCATCCTTGCAAGACCTCACCGTGGCAATTATGTCATTGCGGTCTGGCTGTGGACCAATTTCAACACCTGGACAAACTAGCAAGGCATTAAATCCACCCAAGTTGTATGGGTGAGTGGCTGCTTCTACACGTTCAGAGAGATCCGGGCCCCCGAAGCTACTTTCTCCATGAAAGCACAAACTCAGGTACGAGGTTTCTTTATTCATGTACGTGAACACATCCCTTGCAGCTAATGCCATGTCCGAACCATTTTTCTTCACCCAAGCATCAAATCGCTTTCTTTCGCTCAGTCTAAGCGCTGGCATGTTTTGCGGTCTTGGGAGTTGCAAAAAGATGGGTGCTGCTACAGAAAGTCTAGAAAATTTTTGCAGAAAGAATCTAAAAGCGATACTTTGCGTATTTTCTAGTAGGATCTAGTTAGTATCTAGTAGTTAGTATCTAGTAGTTAGGATCTAGTAGTTAGTATATAGTAGTTAGGATCTAGTTAGTATCTAGTAGTTAGGATCTAGTTAGTATCTAGTAGTTAGAGACGACGCACGTGTGCGTCAGGAGTCGGTGCGCTGTGCGCTGTGTGCTGTGTGGCACGCAACTCATTGTGCCGTTGCGAGGTCAAAACCTTAGCAGAGACAACGCCCTGTGAAAGTGGACTGCGCAGCCCTGTGCGCACGCACGGCTCAAGTTGGACAGACAAGAAACGCTGAAGTGCGCAAAGCACGTCTTTGTTTGAAGGACGCTCGTTCATACATCCCACGCGGTCCGGATGGCCTAGATCAGAATGAATGCGGAAGCAACTGTTTTGGAAGTAAACATGGAAGATGTCCAAATGGCGGCCATAAGCCCTAGATCAGATGAATGTGGACTTAGATTCCTACTTGCATTAGATCGTGAACAATCCACAATGCCCCAAGTCACGCCACCGTCTTCACCGATGAAAAATGAAGAACTCAAGATCTGCAACATGTTCAGACAAGAGAAGACAAAGACAAAAACCAAGACAAAACCCAAGACAAAAATCAAGAAGCCACGCAAAGCATATACGAGCAAACAAGTCACGTATACGTGCCTTGTAACAAATGAAGACAATCCGACGACCAAGAGTGGTTTTAAAAAAGAATTTAGAAACCAAAAGACTCTTAGATACACCGCGGCAAAGGGAAGACTTGCGAGGTTTGTAAAGTCTCCTAAAAAGACCGAACAGAACGCGTCAGAAGAATTGGCAAGTTTGCAGAAAACAATTGCTTCGTATGAAAGCAAGAGAATTCTTTCCGAAGGCGAATATTTTTACGAAATCGAAGTTTCCATTGATCCGATTACCATACCTTATAAAAAAACCTTGAAGTAACCGAAACCCGTTGCTGTTTATTGATAGACCTCCAGATGATCTGAAATGTCCACATTTACAGACCGTGTTCTTATCATCCTCCCACCCCATATCCCACCCACAAAGACGATATTATTGTAGATTCCTCAAGCTTTATAATACTAATCTGTAGAACTTTTTTTGCGTTTTATTCGGCGGCCTGAAAGAACATTTTCAATTTCTCCTATAATATCCGTGGGTAATTTTAAATTTCTTCTTGTTTGTCTCAATGCCACCGAAGCATTTCTGGCATCCCGTTCCCCGTTAATATAGCTAATCAACAATCGTTCAACTGGACCCCATGTTAGATCAAGAGCTCTATACCCTTCGTTATTTTTCATACGGAAATTTGCCCCAACATCAAGCAATAATTTTACCGTATCTGGTTTATTTGATTTTGCGTGGGAAAAATAAGGGTCCATGGGACTATGAGCATAACGAGACGAAGCAAACATTAAGGCTGACCAACCATGTCTATCGACGCTATTTACATTGGCGTCGTTTTCAAGAAGCAACTGAACTACGACTTTGTAACAACAATTTGATGCATACATAATCGGTGTTCGACCAGATGTGTCTCTTATATTTACACTAGCACCCGAATTTATGAGAATCTTAACAATCGTAGGGTTTGGTATAACGTCTAGCCCACAAGCAAACATGAGCGCCGTTTGATCAAAAACATTTATACTATTTACTCTTGCGCCGAACTCAAGAAGGAGTTTAACGATTTCTGCGGCATCCTCGCAAACGTCGTTGTAAAAAATAGCAAGCATTAGCGGGGTCCAACCGTCATCGTCATTTTGATTAGGGTCGCATCCCAAGTTTAAAGCAACCCGAGTATCTCTTTTGGACCCCACCACAGCGCGCAAAAGCCCCTCGAAATTATCCATGTACTTTTAATGACACGCTTAATGATGCATTATATATTAATCTCGTTCATTTTTTCTATAAATAAATGATTTTTAAATAAAATCGATTAATAAAAATGACGGAAGAAGAAATCATCGAGGTTCCGGAAAATGAAGATCTTCTGAATTCCAAAATGCTGGAAGAAGTAGATGAACTAGGAAAGAAAATTGCCAAGATTGTTGATGACACGATAGATGAAATAGAAACCGCCCATACTCAACGCTCTGATATAGTATACATAAATACTGATAAGAATCCGCCGGAAGTTCGAAGGGTTAGTGGACCAGATCTAAGTGCTGAACTATGGGAACGAATCGAAGAGGCAAGGGCATCTTCGGATTCCAACAAAGATGACGTTACGATATGCACAATAGCGAATGGACGATGCACGGTTTCATTAGCACAAAAATAAATATATATTTCTATTAATAATGGATGTTAGAGGTCTTTTGTATGGTCTTTTCACAACTTCTATGAGTCAAATTTCTATTTTCTTTTACAGTAAATTAAGATTTAATGATTTAATACACCACATACTTGCATTCGAAGGCATTCCACTGTCGTATCTCTTCCTATTCCTGTATTGGACCGGTGGTTTTTTACCAACATCTTATTACGATCTTACATTGCGATTCGAAGCTCCTCGGTTTATTGGCATGCTTGCCGTGCAAGATCTGTTGCAGTATATTAGTCACCTTGCTGCTCATAAATTTAAATTTAAATACCATTGGCCCCATCACAAAGCCACAACACCAAAAATTTTAGATGCTTTCAAGGGTAGTGTTTTAGATACTAGTCTAATGGTCTTACTTCCCATGTTTATAACCCTCCAAGTTTTCCATGCAAATTGCGTTACTTTGCAAATTTTTGGAAGTTTTTATTCCTCATATTTAATTCTAATTCACGCCGACTATGAACATTCATGGGAAAGAATTACTTCAAAACTTGGGTTTGCTACAGCCCGAGATCATAGATTACATCATCAAAAAAGAAATGTGAATTTCGGTCACATTTTTAGAATTTGGGACGTCTTATTTAAAACATACGAACCCTAGCCACGCCTGTTCCAAACAGTCCGTTTGTTTTATGTGCTTTTTTTTGTTTCTGGAAATAAAATGTTCTCGGCATATAAATTCTTTTTTCTTTTAGGAGCAGTTTCGTCTTTTGTATCTAGAGTTAACACAATTAGAAATAAACATGAAAAGAATTTTGCGGACACGTATACGCATTCTCAACTACAAAACGAGACCGAGACCGAGACCGAGACCGAGACCGAGATTGAGATTGAGATTGAGACCGATCCTATTCTCAAGATTGGGACTTTTATGGGTTACCCACCCGAGAAAAAATGGAAGGGGTTTAGAATAATGATTTATTCGTTTTCAATCGGCGCTGTTTTGCGAGAAGCGGTTGACAAGTATTTTGAAACCCAGAATGAAATTCAGGATTTCTTTTCAAATTCATAAATTCATAAATTCATAAGAAAAGAAATTTATGTAAAAGAGGTACTTCAGCGTCGTTTTCGGCGTCGTCGATTTCGGAGATGCTATTTTGAATCGTTTTTTCCATTCGATCAGCTTTTAATTTCATAAATTGCAATTTTGCCAATACGAGATTTTGTATTTTTCTTTCCTCTAGTTTTAGATAATTTTCTACATTCTCTGTGGTTTCGTTGGGATAATTCGGATAACATAAAATTACCAAGACAATGACAATGGCAATCGTGGAAATTAAATTTTCCATAAGATTCATGTTTTATCCATTGTAATAAAATTTTTGCGGTGGGTTTCTTCGCGATAAATAAAAATATTATCATATAAAAATGAATGAATTGCACGTAGAAAATCTTAAAGATTCCTGTTCTCTGCAAGATTTAGACAAAGTTTTTAGAGTATTCAAACCCAAAAAAATAGAAGTTTTAAAACACGAACATACCACAAGTGCGTTGGTGGTTTTTAATTCCGAGAAAGAAGCAGAAACTTGTTTTGAAATTGTTAACGTGAGGCAAGATCTATTACAAAGAGCCATCGGCGAAGCCCGGGTACTTCGAAACACGTCTGCATTACACGGCGGTCAACAAAAAAGTAGCAAAAAAACGTATCATTATCCAAATTATGCTTTTGACGACGAATTAGTTCACACTCACCTCGAATTTTTCTGAAAATTTATTTCTTGTAACATATAAAATATGGTGTTGTTAAACGAATTTTCAAAGACCAAGCAAAATATAAACAATTCAATATTTCCTAATAATGCCAACAAAGACCCAGTTGAAACACACCTACATTCTACGGATTCAACTGAAAAGGATTCCGCGGACGCGGTTCGATTGTTTAGACATTCCAAAATAAGTTCGCCAATACTCCAAGATGAAAAGATATGGACCCTGGGAAATTCTTTCGAAGCTATGCGCGTAGCGAGAGAACCTCGGTTCGACGGCACAGATTCTTGGACTGGGGAAAGCATCGAAAGTTACGTGTTGGACCCCCCCGAGCCAGACACGAAACAAAAACTCGTACCAAGAAGGTATGTAAACGAACAAACGCCGCGACGCGCCCCGGGCGAGCGTGTTGCCGAACTACCCAGGCCCGATATTCGCCTCAGTGGTCGATCGTACGAAGAAATGACAAACGGTCACCTTCCATCGACCACGAGACTAGCTAATTCCAACCCACTTCTCCCCAATAGGACTCAAAATAAAGCCCTAGCGCCCACGCAACTTAGAGCCGATGATATAACACCAAGTATGGTGTTGGGAGAAGAAGGACCGAGTGGCGCCTACGGAGATAGGACCTATAGAAAAGAATACTTTCACGGGGGTCTTCATCCCTCGACCCGTCACAAGCAAAGCGTGCACGGTGTTAACAATCTAAAGACAAACGCGGCTGATTATGGCCACGTTAATGAATCAGACCGACATGCTCGGATGTTAGCCGACCCCGCCAAAACACCCAAGCTTCGAGAAAATTTTGAACAAATTGATATGCAAAACGACGCATCGGTAGTGAAAGATTCTCGGATGGATTCGTTTGTAATTCAGAAGTTCAAAGTAGATCGCGTTCCGACCCGGCTCCGCGAAGAAAAGACATCATACGAGGCTCAGCCCATGAAATCGTCGTACGAAGCCAAGAAACCCGAGAATTTCGCTTTCAAAGAAATCAATCCATCAAATTTGAAAAATGATTCGCATAAAATACACTCCCAAAGTCACACAAAAGATCGAAAAATTTCTAATATTCCCCTGTCCAATCAAAATTATACACAAGATGTCAATACAAAGGTAAGCCAAGAAGTGACCAAGTTTAGAAACGCCCCCGAGGAGTCCCATGAACGTCTACATGCGAATACTCCCATAAACAGCTTTAAAATTAACGGTGTTATCCCTACGAATAAGGAGAGGAACGTAAAGAATACGAGCATTATGTATGGAAATGTTGAAAATTCAAATGGAAAAATTGAATCGAAAGTGAAAACGGCGAAACGCGACTTGTCCTACGCGACTCCTTCAAACCCACAAATTCCCATTTCTAATTTGAGATCCACGATTCCGGTCAACAATCTTCCCCGTGGCCGCGATAGATCTCAAATTAATTCGAGACTGGGTCCAGGTCACTCCTTCCAATCACTGTCGCGACCAGCTTTGACAGCCCCGGAAAAAAATATGTCCGTCGCACCGAGAGAAATTTTGAACGATTCTATAAAGTACACGAACTCGACCCTGTTCCACGGATCGTCGAATCTGAAGCCAGAAATTCAAAACGTTCGGGTTCCGGGAAGTAGAAAACATGAACGCGGGCAAAATTCGTTCATCGGCGTACCCGACGCCTCCGTCAACCTCACACTCGATTCGAATACTAGATTCTACGACGAAATGCAGACCAAGGTTTCGCCGGGGATTGGTCGCGCCGTGCATGGGAACCAAAACACGTCCGCCGTCTCGTATCACGTCAACCAACCGTCATCTGTCGCACAGTCACAAGTGCCAGAATATAGCTTACAAAAATCCGAAGTCAAATTCACAAATATTCCGGCGGCCCGGCTTCACGAAGCCTGGACTCCGAATTCGATGAACAACGTGCACTTGAAAGAAGAAAACTATACAACACCGACGATGCAGTTTAACACGAACGTGGGGATGAACACGGGGGGTATTAACACGGGCATGGATTTCAGGTCAAATTATACGTATGAAAAGTAGTCAGTCCGGGTGGCAACTCAACTCGTCGACGCTAACATCTTCAAAGGCCGGATTTGTGACGGAATTTTTCCTTGATTCAATTTGTTTGCCATCGCAAAATTCAATCTCGACCCAAGCAGCGTCTTTCAATTTTTTGATCACGCATTGCTTTTTTGTTTTTTTTGTCAATCATTTCCTTGCCGACGTGTACGCATGCAGTCC